ATTATTCAAAGCAAAATTAGTTTCAACTGGTGAATGGGTTGAAGGAACTTATCATTATTCAAATGATGGAAAATATCATTACATTTTAAATCGGGAATGTTTTTTAGAAAGAACTTACGATTCGGGTAACGAAATGGCTTTAAAGAAAGAAGAAGTTCATTTAGTTGATGGTAATTCGGTAATTCAAATAGACGAAGATGCTCGTCTTTAAGGTTGCCGATAACGGTTTGGGGATGACCAGTAAAGAATTTGAAAAACTTAACTATCATAATATGAAAAACTTAATTAAAAGAATTGTCGCTAAAATACGCATGAAGCCTTTATTGGTTATACCTGTTGTTAGCGGTAGTAAATTATGCCCTGATTGTGAGGGGGAAATGGTACAATATGACTGTCCAATAGAAACTATAATCTTTAAAATACCATTTACGGACATAGAAATACTTGCCCGTAATTGGGTGGGAAAAGAATATTATTGTGCAGATTGCGTGAGGGATAAAGAGCAAGAAAGGCAACACGAGGCTTACGATTATGGAGCACAAGATTATGAATGAAGCACAAATTTTAAATAGCGTAATTTCTGGATTAATGGAAATCCCTCTACCTAAAGATGGAAAAACAATTGGAATTGGTCAATTTAAAAGAGATATTGAAAAAGCATATAAACTTGCCAGATTAGTTCAATGGAGCGACAATATTACTGATATGAGAAATACTTACGCTGAATTTAGAAAGCACGTTGATTATTGTATTGATAATGGCAGGTAACGAATAAAAATAAAAGCAGTATGGAAGATAAACTAAGAGAAATATTAATACTACACGGAATGTATGGTGTTGAAAATGTAAATGAAGCAATGCAAGAAATATTGCTTTTATTTGGTGTTAGCAAATCGTTAAAATGCGATTGTAAGCACTCAGGTAGTTGCAGATATGAAGTTATTATTGCTGAATCAAAAGAACTTTGTAGGCATAAGGAATAGCATTTTTATGTTTGCTAACGATGAGTATAAACCGTCGTTTTAATGCGGTTTATACTGTGTTGTACGCTGGGCGATTATTAAGCACTGGCATTGATTAAAAGAACAAAAAAATAAAAAGCGAAGGGTGGGCGTTTTCTCATCCATAAATTTTAAACATACAGCAATATGAAAAAAATTAGTGAATTATCTGAAAAGGAAATTTTAGACTTAACAACTGAAGATGTTGAGTTGATGATTAAATTGAAAAAGGCGGAGGAGGGAATTAAATTACTTCCAAAACCAAAAGAACCCACTTATTTTGATATTAAAGCTCCTGATGTAGTTGTTTACTCATGTACTTTGTTTGGAGATAATTTAGTTTTTGAAGACATTGAGGAATTTAACAAAGTTTTAAATGTGATTAAAAACACAGCTTCAAAATACAGGCTTGAATATAATTGGAATAAACTTGGTAGCGATTTTAAATATGCTACAAAAGAATTAAAACAACCTTATAATGGAGAATGGCATACAACAACTTCAAATCAGGTTTATTCTGTTGAATTATACAATGAAATTGTTGATTTGGCTGCTCAGAATAAGAAGTTGAAAGAACAATATGAAAAAGAACTTAAAGAGTATGAATCAGCAATTAATGATGCAAAATGGATTGAGGACGAAATAAACGAAAAGGTTTTAGAAGTAAAAGAAAAGTTCTGGAAACTTGAAAGCTATTGCCGTAAATTTAAATATGATTACTTGCCACTTTCAAACGAAAATGAAACCGTTGCAATGAATTTTATGGACAAGGCTTATTCTTTAACCGATGAACAAAAGGACTATGTACTTGCTAATTATAGCAGTATTTAATCCTTAACAGCTTTGCTGTATGCGGGCGGGGCTTTTTATTTTTTCATCGCACCCCACGGACTTTGATTAAATGCACTGTCCCGCCTTGCGTACAACGGTCGAGGCTATGAAATCGTAGCGGAGTACGAAGCGAGAACCTATCGCACTGCACAAAGTTACATACGAGCCACTACCTTACAAGTTTGCACTACAACCGCTATGTTTTATAGCCTTTGTTAGCAACTGGCACGGTAAAATTGAGATGAATTTGATTTGAAATACTAACGTAATAATTTTTAAAAATGTGTGATGGCAAAAATAGCTTTGAAAAAGCCAAAAGAAGAATATACTTAAACTTAACAAATAGGTGTAATGTAAAATGCGATTTTTGCTGTATGTTCAGCGAACCAAACAAAAACACATTCTTAACATTCAATAAGTATAAAGAAATAATTGATAGTTCAAACAATTTTTATGAATTACAATTAGAGGGTGGAGAACCATTCTTGCACGAAGATTTTTATTTGTTTATAGAATATGCAAGATTCACAGGTAGGTGTACGAAAATAACTATTTCTACAAATGGAATATTATTATCTAAACATTTGCAACGACTTACTGATTTTTGCGACTTTTCAAGAATACCGATAGTAATTAAGAGAAGTATAAATTACTACTTATTCAATTTAGATAATGGTATTTTTAAGAAATGCAGAGATTTATATTTAGCGACAGAATTTATACCAAACTTTAAAATTGAATTTAATGTACGACTTAGGAAAGAAGATAATTGGATTGTTGAAAAACTTAAAGAATTTAAGATTTATGAACAATCAAGAATATACGAATTGCAAAACTACGGAAGAATGGGAAATGATTTGTACACAAAACCGTTTATTGTACGAAACATTGATGAGTTCTTTTTATATGCTTCCGATGGGCAATGTTTCAATGATGATTTGATAAAAAGAAGTGAATATGAAAAAACTTTAAAATAATGATAACGATGAAATTCGCACCAATAAGAGAAAAAAGGCAGGAACTTTATAATATAGAAGATTATAGTTTGATGCCGTTTAATTTCAGCGGAATTGATAAACATATTTACAGCAATGTTAATTTATCAATTTTTGTTGACGATTACTGTAATGCTGATTGCAAATTCTGTGTAGCACAATTGAGATTTGAAAATAGAAGCCAATCTTTCAAAAAATATAAGATAAAAAATGATGCTGAATATTTTCAAAGAATTGATGAAATTCTTGAATATTTAAAACCAATAAATCCAAGTGTTTCAATTACTGGAGGAGAACCTACTAAAAGTAAAAGACTTCCTGAGATACTTAGAATTATAAATAAGCACGGATATAGAAAACGAACACTAACAACGAATGGGAGTGGATTATTTGATATAATGGAGGGCAAAACAGTATTGCAACATATTATTGATAATAATTTTAGCCACTTAAATATTAGCAAAGCACACTACAAAGAGGATTGCAATAAAGATATAATGAGATACGAAAATGGATATTGTTCAAATGAAATGATTGAAACAATTGCCACTATTTCACTTGCAAATGGATTAAGACCGAGAATGAGTTGTGTGCTTTTAAAAGATGGAATTAATACATTAGAAGAAATGGTTAATTATATGGAATACTTCCAAAGTATTGGAATTGACAATATCATATTTCGTGAATTAATGGACTTTGACAAAACAAAGATGATTAACCAAGAGAAAATGCAGTATAATTTCGACAATAAAATATACTTAAATGATATTTGGAAACAAATAGATACTGATAAAAGATTTACTCCAATACGAAACCTTTTAGGATACTATTACTATGTAGAGGTATATAAGTTCCAAAAAGTAGATATGTGTTCTGAGGGTGCAAATTTGGTTAAACTATATGATGAAAAAGAAAAGCATAAAAACATAGTTTACGAAATGGTTTTACACCCAAACGGGAACTTAAACGGTAGTTGGGTTGATAGCGAAGATGTTTTAAATCCTTATTGCCCAATAGGGCAAAAGAGGGGAGATTTTTAAAAATTATGGTCAAATACCCACAAAACTATCATCAAAGCACAAGAGTAGTGCTTGTTGCTAACATAGTATAGTGACAGTTTAAAATATTAAACGATATGCAAACAGTAATAAAACAAAGTCGTTCAGAAATAATCAAAAATAGATTATTCGAATGTATCCACAATGGGGAGGTTGAAAATATTCAACTATGGAAAATGTATGACCATGTTTCTGATATTTTAGGATTATGTTCAGTAAAAGAATATTCTGAAAAGCATAAAAAGAGTGAACAATATTGCCATAGATTACCATTTAAAAAGAAATACGGAATTAAACTACTCATAGATAATGACTGATTCAAAACAAATAAGCCGGGAGTTACATGCTGAAGCTAAAAAGCAAGGTATAACCCATCAGGACATTGCTGATAAATTAGGCAAACATCGGAGCCAAATATCCAGGGCTTTAAGTGGAAAACATTCAACACGGATTGAGATGCTTGTATCAATATCTTATGTATTAGGATATAAAATTATGCTGTAAAACATATAAGTTATTAACAAAATAATTAACAAATAGTTTGTTTGTTGTTTATAAAGTAGTAATTTTACTTCAAATTAATACCTACGTATATGAAAAATATTTTAAAAGCAGAAATCAAAAGCTTAGGCGAACAGTCCGGGCAAAAGAAAATCGACAAGCTGTTAAGTGACATCAGGAAGCTAATGGATCGTAATACCGTGATATTAGAAACCAATGGAGACATGAACGAGGCGATCTTAAATAATGCTTTGATTCAGCGCAAAACCAGACGTTTAACATCTTTAATCGGATAGTCATGAATATGAATTTAAAGACTTCACGAATACTTAGGGATATATCAGAAATCACAGGTATATCTGCGGTAAAGTATAATATGGATGAACTAGAAACTAAGTTGAATAAGCTACCAGCGTCATTAGTACCTGATACACTTGATGAATTTCAGGGACAGGAATTAGATATTATTCTAGGTGACTTGACTAATTTTTTGATGAAAATAAATAACATCAAATAGTCATATAGTTGATAAATTTGTTTATATTTAATTTATGAAAATTAATATCCCTTATAAAAGTTATGACTTTAATATTGACTTCGATATTATCGAAGGATACCCGGAAATAAGAATAGGGAGCAATGATGGAAGTCCGGCAGATGAATCAAAATTAAGAATCAATACAATCGACATATCAGGACTTGACTTTACAAAAGAATGCAAGCCGATAATACATAAATTTGAAGATTTAATAACTATAAACTTATGATACCAGAGCTAGAGCAACTAAACAAAGACATAGAACTAATAGAAGCCTTTAGAGACTTCTCAAGTCGTAACCCTGTCTATAAGTTAAGCCACTATAATGAAAAGTTAAATAAACTCAGGGCCAAGAAAATATCAATATTAATCCAAAATAATTAAAATTATGATTAATGCAACAAACGACAGCAAACCCCGTGAATTAGTCCCAGCTGGCAGTCATGCCGCAAGATGTTATTCAATGATATTACTTGGTACACTTACCGAGGAATACATGGGTGAAAAAAAGAAAATGGTAAAGGTTAGAATATCCTGGGAGCTTCCTGAAGAACTAAGGGTATTTGATGAATCCAAAGGTGAACAGCCAATGGTAATTTCAAAGGAATATACCTTGTCAATGTACGAAATGGCAAACCTTAGAAAAGACTTGGAAGGCTGGAGAGGCCAAAGTTTTACAGAGGAAGAGGCCAAAGTATTTGACATTACAAAACTTTTGGGAAAGCCTTGTTTACTTTCAATTATTCATGATGCAAACAAACAAGGGAAAGCGTATGCACGGATAAGCAGTATTTCCACTCTTCCTAAATCTATGGTTTGCCCGGCGCAAATTAACACTAACTTTGAATTTAACTTTGCTGAAAAGTTTAATATTGATGCACTTGAAGCCATGCCTGAATTTATCAGATTAAAGATTAAAAGTTCTGATGAATACAAAGCTTTAATCACACCATCTGAACAGGATTTAACCCATGATGAACCAAAGACATTAAATCCAACAAATAGTGACCTGCCGTTCTGATAATCAATATGTTATGATAAAAACAAAAGAAATTTTAGAAGAAATTTGGCACTTACAAAACCAAATAGAAGAGGGTGACGAAAACCCTCTTCATGCCTACACTCAGTTTGACATTTTAGAAAAGGCCATTAAAGAGGCAAGAGAAGCGATTAGAGACACTGCAATAGTCAAGGCTGAAATGTATGGCGAAAAGAAATTTAACGCATTTGGCGTTACCGTAGAAGTTTCTGGAAAGACTACATGGGAGTATAAGCATATTCCAGAGTGGAATAAAAAGAAAAAGGAACTATCAGAAATTGAAGAGACTTCAAAGTCTATCAGATTAAACATGGATAAAGGTTTGATAGTTGCTACCTCAGATGGTGAAGAGGCCATCCCTGCAATTAGTAAGTATTCACAGTTTTTAAAAATCACTGTATGATATTCTTACCATCAGAACGTGACCGGGCAATACTTTACCTTGACAAGTTATTTGAAAGGAGAAAGCATGTTAAAATAGACCCTATAACTGAGAGTAAAACACTCAGTCAAAACAGTTATTTATGGCTTGTGTTTACCCATGTAGCTTTTGAAACCGGGTCTAATAAGGATGACATGTATCTCTATTGGTTAAACAAATTTCCAAAATATAAAGAGATAACTTTTCAAGGGGAGGTGTGTTTGGTATCAATTTCATTGAGCTCTTTTACAAAAGAACAAACATCGGTTTTTATTGATGAAGTTGTAACAGATGCCAGACAGGAAGGCTTCCAAGTTCCTGATCCGGAGGATAAGAAGGCATTAGAAATGTTCCAGTATTATAAAAATTTAGGCTTAATCTAAAAACTATGAAAATTAAAAGGTCAGTTGATTATCTTTCTTTCAATAGGGATGTAATAATAGAGCAGATCAAAAAATATGTATCTGAACAAACCAAAATCCCGGTTGAACATATAAGTATTACGACACGTAAGAAAGGGATAGTTCTGGCAAGGCAGTTATGTTTTTTTATTATAAAAACCATATTTGAATATAGGCTGTCATTAAATGAAATAGCTGGTTATTTTGAATATAAAGGCCATGTTTTCGATCATGTTACGGTTTTACATTCAGTTACTACGATTGAAAACTACATGTCTACCAATAAGCGTCTTAAAGAGGAATTTACCGATTTATTAAGAATGTGCAAAGAATTTACTGATAAATTTAGAGAATTGACAGAAGAAGAAATACTTGAGTATTCAAAACAATACGTTGATGCTTACCTGTTTTATGAAGAATCTATTAAAATGTCGAACAATATTAATCTTGAAATAATTAAATTTGCAGCGTATAGTTATGTTAAGGAACGGTTCCTTAACAAAGGTATTAACGAAAAAGAAAGTGATGAAACTAATGTTAACACTAATTTTGACAATAATTAACCTTTCTTGTTTTGCGCCTTCACTTACTGAGGATCAAAGAAACCCTCATTTATATTATATTTTTGAATGCCAAAAAATAGAAATAGACAAGTACTTACTTGTTCTTAAAATCATGGATTGTATTTCAGGAATAGAAACCGGACATGATGATAGTTTGATAGGAGGCTCTGGTGAGGTAGGTAGGTTCCAAATTATGCCCGCTACATTTATTATCTTATCAAAAAAGTATTATGACATGGTTTTAGATAATACTCCTTTAAATCGCTTTAAAATCGCTTTTAGAAGGGTATTAGAATTAACTGATAATTATACTCCTGAACAGATTGCCTCTATTTGGAATTGTGGCCGTCCTGAATGGGAAGGGAAACGAGGTATTAATAAACATGGCGTAAGGTATGATGTGCCAATGTATGTGCGGAAATTTAATAAACAATTTTCAAAGCCAGAAAACAGAGGCAAATAATATTCATGTAGTTTAATGGTCAGTACATTATACTAATTTTCAGAACCGACCCCCGGTTTTGACTTTCTCGGTCTATGGCTTACCGGGGTTAATTTAAAACTTAAAAACTAAAGTTATGAAATCACGTGAAACACCGGTTATTTTAGTAATACTAATATGCCTTGAAGATTTTAGGGCATGGGTAAAGAGAGTAGTAAACCATATTCCTGACATCAGTAAAACGATAAAAAAATAATCGATTTTAGATATTGATATTCAGAAAATAATTGTATATTTGGTTTTTAATAATACACCGCTAAATGAATAAAGAAATTATCACATTAACAATACGGCCAGCAAAAGGCTTAAATTCCACAGGGTTTTACTTAGCGGTGTTCCTTGTGGTTTTTTCGTTTGATGCTGGCCTCTTTATTTTAAAACTATGAGTAAAAAGACTTATTCAGAAAAATTAAAGCATCCTATGTGGCAAAAGAAACGTCTGGAAATATTTAGGCGAGATAAATTTAGATGCAGGTTGTGTAAAGATGAAGAAACCTCTTTAAACGTTCACCACTTAGTTTATGATGATGTTGAGAATCCTTGGGACTATGAAAATAAAGACTTGGTAACTTTGTGTGAACATTGCCATAAAGAAATAGAAACTTTAAAAAATAAAGGGGTTGATTTTAATTTAATAAAAGTATTAAAAATAAGTGGATGGACGGATGATTCAATAATAATGTTTATTTATTATCCTGATAATATCATGATTAGAATTTATGATAAAGATTATAAATATTTAGTTGGATATTTTCTTGATAATCATATTAGTGAAATTAGAAAATTTTTAAACTTATATTACAAATGAAAGACCCTGCTGCGTTATTATATATTGATAAATGGATTGTTGCAACAATGGAAATGAAGGCTGATTGTCGGGCTTATTATATGGATTTAATTTTATTCCAGTTTGATAAAGGTAGTCTGCCAAATGATATTGAGGAACTTGCAAATATTTGTCGGGTAAGGGTTTCTGAATATGAAAATTTTAAACAAGTGTTTGAACAAGTGTTAAAACATAAATTTGAACTGAATGAAATTGGAAGGTTAGAAAACTTTTTTGCAAAAGAAATAATTCAAAGCAGAAAATTATTTATAGATAAGCGAAGTAATGCCGGTAAAATGTCATACGTAATCCGCTATGCTTATAAAAATTTAAAGGTTAACAAGGAGAAAATTAAGTACATAAAAGACAATATAAATATTAGTGAAATAGATTTAAAAAATGAACAAGTGTTAAAACAAGAGTTAGAACATCTAATTGAACTATATATAAATAAAGATGAAGATGAAGATAAAAATAAAAAAGAGCCTAAAAAAATTCCTGAATTTTCAGAATTTAAAAGTTATGCTTTAGAAAACAAACCAAACGTTTCACTTATAGACCTCGAATTAAAATACAAAGCGTGGGTTGCCAATAACTGGGCGGACGGATTTGATAAAAAAATTAAAAACTGGAAGTCAAAATTATTGCAGACACTTCCGCATTTAAAGGAATCAGATAAAAAACAAAGCATCGAAATAATTCCGGTAAGAAATTATGATTGAACAAAACAAAATACCACCACAGGCGATAGAACTTGAAGAATCAGTTTTAGCGGCTTTGATAATTGATAGTGAATCATATTATAAAATTGGTCATATACTCAAGTCAACTGATTTTTATAAGGATTCACATCAAAAAATATATTTAGCAATTCAGGAACTATCTTTAAATAATCAGGGAACCGATATGCTTACTGTTACTGAGAAACTTAAGTCAATGAAAGTGTTGGATGAAATCGGAGGGGCTTATTATATCGTTCAACTCATTCAAAAGGTTGCTACTTCGGCTCACATTGAATATCATGCTTTGATAGTAAAACAAAAAAGCATTGCAAGGGATTTAATAGCATTTTCTGCAAACATATATCAAAAGGCTTATGATTATGATTTAGATGTTTCTGATTTAATTGATGAAGCTCAAAACGGGTTGTTTGAAATAATTACAGGAACCATAACAAAAGAAGCTGTCATAGTATCAAATTTAATAAAAGAAGAAATTACGGCAATTGAAAAAGCCGCTAAAAGCGAAAATAAGTTCACTGGCATAACATCAGGTTTTTCAAAAATAGATAGGATAACTGGAGGGTGGCAGAGGTCGGATTTGATTATACTTGCTGCAAGGCCTTCAATGGGTAAGACAGCTGAAAGTTTATACTTTGCCAAAAATGCAGCTTTCGCAGGATTTACAACTGTGTTTTTTTCCTTAGAAATGAGTGAGCGACAATTAGTTAATAGATTAATAAGCTATGAAACCGGAATAAATTCAATGAACTTAAACACTGGCAGAATTTATGAAAATGACTGGATTCAAATTGATAATACTTTGCATAGATATTTGAAAACCCCTTTGTATATTGACGATAAAGCCTCTCTATCGATAGTAGAATTTCAGAGCAAGGCAAAGCTTTATAAAATGAAATATAACGTAGATTTGATAATAGTTGATTATTTGCAATTGATGGCAGGGAAACATGGTGTTAATCGGGATCAGGAAATAGGAAGTATAACCAGAACTTTAAAAGCAACTGCAAAAACTTTGGATATAGCTGTAATTTGCTTAAGCCAATTATCCAGGGAAACGGAAAAAAGACAAAGTAAAAGGCCTCAGTTATCCGACTTAAGAGAATCAGGTAATATAGAGCAGGATGCAGACTTAGTTGTATTTTTACACCGTCCAGATAAATACGGCGAATTAGAAGCCTCTGTAGGTGGGAGTATAATATCAACAGTTGGGATGATTGATAATATAATTGCTAAACATAGAAACGGAGCAATTGACGATGTGATACTGTGGACTGATGAAAGTTTTAATAACTTAAGAGAATACAAAGAAAGTAAAGGAATATCAATTAACACAGACAAATTCATTGAAACAGATAACGAAGATAAATTTTGAAATTATGAAACTCACGTACCAGCTTAACGGCCATGTTTTTTATGCCGTGTTAACTGCTGGGCTTTGTTATTAAGAATGAAAATAAATAACACATTTGTGTGAAAATAATTGATAAAACACTTGCATACATCACACAAATGTGTTATCTTTACTTCATCAAATAACAATAAAACATACAACGATGAAAACTTTAAAAAACAGAACAAACCTTACAGAAGATCAGAGACAAGAAGTTTATGATATGGCTGGTGGAGAAGATGGTGAATATACTTTTAGAAGTTTAAGATACAGACTTACTTACATGTATGCAGAATTAGAAAAAAATAATGGCAAAACTGCTTATTCTGCTAAAGACGCAATGTACCAATCATTTTCTGATAGCCAAGATAATTATAAAAGAACAGGCAGATACTAAACAACTTAAAAATAAAGCACATGAAAACTTCAAAATTTCAATTCGCAACAATTTCAACTGGCAGTTATAATACTGCTGGTTACTCTAAAAAAGAATACAGCACTTTAGTAGGTTTTAAAAAAGGCTTAAAAGCCAATAATTGCCCTTTCGAAGTTGATGACGATGGTTTATTTGCCGATGTTGACAATAGGCTAAAACGCAGACAATGGAATTATGCAGGTCAACAATTTACTGCAACTGTTGAAATTGAATAACATGGAAACCAAAGATTTAATAAACTGGGGCGAATTGAGCCGGATGCTTTCCGGCTCTCGCCAAACAGTTCGTAAAAACAAAATACCTAAAATTCATCAGCCTTTTGTCGATGATTTGATAAAAGCGATGAACAAAGTAATTAAGAAGCGAACTGACAACGAAGCGGGTCTTTAGCCTTGCAGTTAACGTTGAATGTTTGTGTAGTTGGGGATTAGAAACCACTGCACTATCAAAATAGTATAAACTTAATAAATTGTAAAACAGATGAATACAACACAAACACCTCAATTGCATAAACATATTGTTAGCGGTTCGGCTTTAATTGCTGACTTTATGGGTTGGGAAAAGTACGAAGATGGAACTACTTATAAGTTTCCAAACCTTTATCCTATCCACAATATTGATGATAAAGAAAATACAGGGTGGGTAAGCGAACAAATTTCAAATGCTGAATTTCATACTCGATGGGATTGGTTAATGCCTGTTTTAGAAAAACTTTGCAGAAAAGAAATAGGCGATGGAATTGAATACGTTAAATATGCAACTCCAAGAACTTTTGGGATGCTGAATGAAGAAACAGGACAAATAATGGTTCGATTAGACGGCTTTCAATTATTTCAAGCCGATACGCTTATAGAAACTACTTTTTTAGCAATCGTTGATTGTTTGCAGTGGCTCTCCCAAGCTGACCACTAACGGATGGGCGTGTGTATTCGAGCCGTGATTGAAACAAATACTAATCTAAATACTAATAAGTTATGAATGAAACGATGAACATTCTAAACGCTGATACAAGGCTTGATATACACGCCTTGTTAGCAACTGGGCGTTTAAAAAAAGTTATTGAAGAAGAATTATCTAAATTACATACTTTTGGTGGAAATAATCCTGACCCACGGTTAAATAGTGATTTAGGCATTGATATTCTTTTGGATATATTACACAAATATGTTAAGCCCGCAAGTGATTTGAATAAGTATAAGTTAGTCAAAATTGGGTGGGCTGATGCTATTGAGAACCTTGATGGTTGGCATACCGAAGAAGAAGCATTGGTATGGGCAGATGATGATGATTGGATAGTTCATCAAGTAGGATGGATTTTGAAAGAAACGGATGATTACATTTTATTGAGTAATAAACATAATGATGCAAGTTGTGGTCGAGATAGCACTTTTGGCGGGCTGTTTAAGATTCCTAAACCGTGGGTAAAATACTGCGTGGTTCTTACGCCTTGTCGCTAACGTTCAGTATATGAAACGTTGCGTATAAAAAACACAAAAGATTGATAATAATAAAAACTTAATAAAATGGCACACAGTAACGAAAAGTTACAACCAAGCAATGTTTTATATACATTGTTAGCACCCGTTGTTTTTGATAATGTGCGCTCAACGACTGAGCGAACAAGTAATAGAAAGCGACAATGCTATGGGACAGGTAAATGGATTGAAAAAGGTGAAAAGTACATTAACCACCAATTTAGGTATGACAGTAGAATATTAACGGTTAGTTTCTCAGTAGGTTTTTTCTACAATGGGTGCTAACTATGTTATATAAACAATGCACAAAAATGCAATGCTATAAAGACTAATAAATATAATGCTTACAGAAAAACAAAAATACAATTTACAGCAGTTGGATACTGAAGATTTAATCGAAATTATGCACGTTTGTGCAGAACGTATAGGAATGGTTACGGCTGATCAATATTCGATTATTCATAAGAAACCACGTCGCACTGTATACGCTGGAATTGAATCAGGACGTATAAAAACAACAACTATTTGTGGACATAAATTGCCGATTATTAACATTTAAAAATATGATACTACTAATAATTTTACTAAGCATGGCTATACTTATTGGCCTGTCAAAGACAAAAAATAAGTTATTGATAGATATTAAGCATTCATTAGTATTTGCAGCCTGTGGATGGTCGTTAATAATTTTAGGTTTCAGAACTTCTTATGACAATAAGTATTCAAGGTTTAAAGAAGTAAGAAATATGGAATCATGGGAGGTAAGTCCTGAAGAAATCAAAGACTTAAATATCTGGTTAGAAAAGGCAAAGTTGCAAAATTCAACTAAATTTAGTATATTTGTCCCTGATTCGGTAAAATATGAACAAAGATTACTTTTTTGGTATGAAAAGTGAAAAACGAAAAGTTCCATATTACTGAGGTTCATAATGAATCTTATGATAACAGAATAAAACTCAATGATTCTGTAAGGGACGTTTCACTTCAAAAATATGACATTCAAATTAGAAAAATATGCTTAAATTAACAATCATGAAAACAAAAATCACGATCTTACTACTTGCAATTACACTTTCGTTGTCGGCGCAACAGCCTTGGACTTCTTTAAACCTTGTAAATAACCTGCCTGGCATGGGTGAACGTCACATGGCTAAGGCTGTGTATGATAAAGAACTAAACACCACAGTCGCAACTTATACCGGGTCGGATAACATGGCTTGGATAGTAGCAGTAAGCCATGAAACCGGCGATACGTTTTCAATGAGAGTTGGTTCGCTACCTTCCGGTATTCCTGATATGCACAGTTACTCTGTAATTTGCCAAAGCGGTGACGGGACGTTCTTAGTTTTCTATGCAGATCAGAGAGGCTCAGTTATAAGAATGGCAAGGTCAAATAAGCCTCATGATTATAAAAGCTGGACTGATGTATCATTAGGATTTAGAGGCCAGTACCCCATGCCAATGGTAACTAATGAAGGTGACGTGTATTTAATTTGGGGCTTTATTCCTAAGTCAGCTAAAGATGTTCCTAAATATGGGACATACCGACCTGAATATTTAAGTATTTCAAAAGATAACGGGATAACTTGGACTACTAGACCTTTTATGACAAGCTATCAATATGTATCACAGTTGAATGAATTTTTCTTAAATCAAATAATTGCAAATGAAGACAACACTAAGTGGTACACGGCTTGGACTATGGGGGGTGGTATTGCTCCGACTGGTCCACTTCACGATTATTTTCATGCCAATGTATATGCAGCATATTACATGCCATCTACCGACAAATGGTATTCCTGCCAGGGTGTAGAAATTGGCTCAATAATGGATGGTGGCTGTGATAATCCATTGGCTTGGGCTTCATGGAAAGCAAGTGAAGATTTAATGAATAAATACTGTTTGGTAAGATATACAGGTTCAATTCGCAGAACACAATCAGGAGCACCAAGTTATTATCAGACAATTGTCCCAGGAACTGAGATTATAGTTAGTGGAACCTATCATCTTCAAAATGGAACTTGGACAAACATTCCAGTCAAGGGGGTTACAATTAGTAACGTACTGGCAAGTGAATTTAAAGAGGGGTCGTATTTACTTTATACTTCAAGTCAAGTTTACAGGTCTGTAAATGGAATTGATTACTTATTGGCTGCAAACATTAGTCAACCAACATGGCCTTCCGGTGGTGCTATCAACGCTATGGTAGTTTACAATAGTCACCCAAGCGCACAGGTTGTTTATTTGAAAATGAATAGTAGCAATCCAAACGGGTGCTTAAGGATAGCCGGAAGTGGTGAAATAGTAACCCCAACTCCAAAGATTCCTTACCTGGTTCCCGGAAGTTATCAGGTGTACGTAAATGGACAATCTTATGGCCAAAGCTTTGATATACTTGAAAACGCTATTGAAATAGCGATGCCTTTAAAAGTAAACAACCCAAAAGATATAATTACAATCGGAGGATACAATGCTGAAATACTTTTAAGATAAAACATTCAAAAATTTATCATGAACTTTTGGATGCGAGCGTAAGCTACTCCCCGTATCAGGTTGCAAACTGATCGTGTTCTACGGGTAAAAGCCAATTTTAACTTAAATACTTTTAAAATGAAAGCACACGTCATAATAATAGCTTTATTTATTGTTTTATTTGGTTCATTGGTTTTGGGATTTATCCCGGATAAGTATTCTTTATTGGTAGTACCCGGAGCTATGGTACTTTTTATACTTGGAGTATTTAGTTACTTTAAACAAAAACCTGCATGAATCCGATAATGATTCCTTTAAAAGTGGAAGGTAAAAAAGTAGTCATAGCTAATGACAAAAAGATGATTAAAACCTTAATATCAGATAAAAAAAGAGAGGGATTCAAACACTTAAGAACGATTGACAAAAAGATATATTGTGAGGTTCATTTTATAAAGGAAATATGACTTACAAATCTAAATATTCAAAATACGGTTCAGCTAAACAAGCATACGGTGGCAGAAACTATCACAGCAAGAAAGAGGCTAATTATGCTTTTGAACTTGATATGAGAATTAAGGCAAAAGAGATTAAAAGATATACAAACCAGCATAAGATTGAATTATACGTTAATGATTGCCATGTATGTGATTACTTTATTGATTTCCGGGTCGAAATGAACGATGGCACGTATGAATATCATGAGGTAAAAGGATTTGAAACTGACACTTGGAGAATAAAGTGGAAGTTAACACAGGCTTGCTATCCTGAATACAAATTGGTTTTAATAAAATAAGTGGGATAAAGAATTTCTAATCAATATAATTAAAAAGTACTAAAATGCCAGCACCAAAAGGTCATCCACTTTGGGGTAATCCTAGAAAACCAAAGAAGTACACTCCTGATGAACTATGGGAGGGAGCAATTGATTATTTCAATTGGTCTGATGAAAATCCAATTATGATAATTGAACAATCTAAAATGCCTCAACGTTTAGATGCTAAAATGGTTAAAGAATTAAAACCAGCAATGATCAAATCATTCTTAAAACAAACAATTGACCTGCCTCACCAAAGAGCTTATACTATTGAAGGACTATGTATACATCTTAACATAAGCAGAGAGACTTTTGATAACTATTCTAAAACAAAAGGTTATGAAACTTATTTTGACATTTGTAAACGCGTGCGAGAAATAATTGATAATCAACACCTGCAGGGTGGGATGGCAGGAATATTTAATGCAAACATCGTAACTCGTAAATTAGGACTTCAAGAGAAGATTGCCACATCACAAAAGATTATAATAACCCCGATGGATAATGAAGAAGCGAAAGAGTTAAATAAGTTATTCAATGAAGAGAACTGATGTTTTTAAATGGAATTTACAAGCTTTTAATATATTTAAAGGAACTTCAACTATTATAGCCAACCCAGGAGGACAAGGATCAAGTAAGACCCGATCAATAATTCAACTACTTATATTTTTAGCATTATCAAAGAAGAGATATATTACTGTAACCGCGTATGCTTTGCCCCATTTAAAAGCTGGGGCTATGCGTGATATGGATGTGTCTTTGATTGAATTAGGCTATGATGTTAATGCATTGAAAAATCGTTCAGAATCAATGTATTATATCGGTGAAAGCACTATAGAATTTGTGGGGATAGAAGGAAATGAAGCTCGTGTTACTGGCCCAAGAAGGGACATACTTTACGTGAATGAAGCAAATAAAAGAATAAGATATGATGTTTTTGAATTGATGAATGCAAGAACATCTGAGGCTACATTTATAGATTTTAACCCAGCACGAGAATTTTGGTTTCATGAAAAAATAGTCCCTAATTTTGCCTACCATTTAATCAAATCAACGTATTTAAATAATCCTTATTTACCTGAAAGGGAATTGGAAAATATACTATCTAAAAAAGATAAGCCAGGATTTGAAAATTGGTGGAAAGTTTACGGGCTTGGTGAACTTGGTCAGTTGGATGACGCTATTTTAAAGAATTGGAAGTTTGGAGAATTTGATGCTACTCTTCCGTATGGTTATGGATTAGACTTCGGGTCGCGTCATCCTGATGCTATGGTAAAAGTAGCAGTTGATAGAGTTAAAAAATATTTATATTGGAAAGAAGAAATTTATCAAAATGAATTAAGCACACAACAGCTATTTAATATAATACAATCCAGGGGAGTTAATGATAAGATGATTATAGCAGATTCTGCAGCAACCAGGACTATAACAGACTTATCCGGAAAAGGTTTAAATATTAAACCTGTACATAAAAGTCCAATAGTTGACGATATTAAGATGCTTGAAGATTGGGAAATAATAGTTGATCCAAACAGTCATAATTTGGCAAGGCAACTAAACAATTGGATATGGCTTGATAAAAAAGGAGAAATTCCAATTGATGAAGATGATGACTTAATTGATGCAGGTCGGTATTATTCAAAAACTATTATAAAACCGGCATCTGCATTTAAAGGTCACAAAGCTATGCAAAAGTAATAATATGTAAAATTGCGCGCTGAGAGTACTGCATAATAGTAAGTAAAATGATTAATAAAGTAATAAATTGTAAGTAAAATGATTGAATTAATTAATATATCTTTTAAAGAGTATTTTTATTTGGATGATCGTTCAGAATATGACTATGCTATTAGGTATGCATATAAGTTTAATCAGGGTATTGATAATTTTGGATTTGGAGACTTTATGAAACTTTCATTCGGGTTGGTGAAGGATTTACAGTATGATTTACAAAACGGTTTAACATGGGAGCAGATAATAGACTATATGATTTTGATAAAGAATGTAGAATATGGGGGAAATACTTTACTTGAAATGTGCCAGCAAAGACAATATATGGTAAATGAAATTGAACGTATATCAAAGGTAGAGGCTATTGCTTTAAGTCATGAATCCACAGATGAAGAAGTTAGGGCAGGTATAGAAGATTTTGAGCCTCTGGGAAATTATTTGCAATTTCGTCAATTGGCAATAACATTTTCAAAATCAATTGATGAAGTACGTGCATGGCCGTATGAATTGTGTTTTACAGAGCTTGTTGCACAAAAGAAATTAAATGATTATGAAAAAAGATATACAAAAATAATATTGGAAAGACATAAATAATAAAAATTTTATATCTTTGACTATTATTTAATCAGTAAAATTGATTATAATATAGTCACAAAATGGATCAATTTGACTTAGTTGGAGCTTTACGAACCTTTGCAGAATCTAATAGTTGGGTATTTTTATACGGCGACGGGTTCATGAGAAATTATAAGGCAACAAAATCTACAATCAAAGACGGTCAATTAATTCTAGGTGCCGATCCATTTATTGCAAGACCTACTTATACGCAAGCCGGGAAAATAGAATCTATTACTTATTCTGGATTAGTAATGCTTGGTACTAAATTCGATCTGGACGATGATGATAAAGTCGTTTCAAAATCTTCATTAGATGAAACACTTGAACAAAAATACGATAGAAGATTATTAGTCTTAATGAATATGCTGTCTATTAATCTGGCATCTTTTGCATGTGATCATGAGTTAACTATTTCAAGTACTCAATTTGAACTTGAGATTAATAAGTTGGATGAGAATATTGATTTTGTCGTGTGTTCTATAACGCTAGTGCAATGAGAATAATTGATATTGTAAATAAATTCGATGTTCAAACAAAGGCTGATTTAATTCAAAATTATATTAAACTTGGATTAAAAGCATCTGGTAATTGGAGTAATGAATTAGAAAGCATTATAAAAGAACGATCTGATGGTATTAATATAAAATATTTAGGCAGTCAATACACACAGCAATTAATTACAGGACGAAGGCCTAATAAGAATCAAAGTAAAGATTCATTACGTTCTTTTGTCGGTTGGGCCGGTAAAACATTTTTAGCTGATTGGGTGAAACAAAAAGGAAGTAAAGCGTCCCCTTTTGCTGTTGCTTATAAAATAGCCCGTGAAGGAATAACGGTACCAAATAAATATAATCCAGGTACGATATTATCAAATGTGTTTAATGATGAAAGAATCGAAAAACTATTAAAGGATATTTCAGTTGGATTTATTAACGAGATTAAATCAGATATTAAAACGTCATTCAAATGAGTGCAACTGCTGTAAACATATATCAGGACAATATAACCGATGATTGTAACTTATTAAGTGTGCATAATCCTTTAATATTTTTGATAGATGTTACTTACACAGGTGAACCAACGGAAATACTATATTGTAAAATACTCGATGAAGATAGTGAAACATTAGGAATATTTAAATGCATTCCTTATGCCGATGTTACGGCAAGTGTTAGAAGGTTTGCATTGATGGCTGATAGTTTACTTCGTGGTTTTATGGATGAATTGGACGACTTTTCTCAGTCAGCTGGAAGTTTAGAATTTTGTTCTAATATGACTAAAGAATTTACTTTAAAATTCTATGCTGAATCAGAAGTAATATATGACAGCGTTTTAATAATAGCATTACAAGGTGTACGTCAATTTGGAGAAGACCCATCAATAAGTGAATTATACCATAATGAACCACAAACATATATAGCTGCAGAGGGGAAACCTTTATATGTTTACATTTATAATGATAGCGAACTAAACTCTATTGGGATTACCGAGGGATCGTCAGAGAATGGATTATTAGACTTCGATGATGAAGAGTTTTGGGATTTTGATGATGAATTATTAATAGCAATAACAGAATAAAATTATGTCAAGAAGATTATTTGAGCAATCAGAAAATACAAGTCCGAGTACAAACCAGAGAATTGCATTTGGTCGGGCTGGACAGCCTACGGAAAATATGTCAATAGCTAATTTGATTTCGTTTTTTCAAACGCGATTATCATTTATGTGGCGGTCGTTAAATGGTGCTGATATTCCAAGCAAGGCAGATTTCAGAACAAACTTGGGTGTTTATAGTAGTTCACAAACTGATGTACTATTAAACAATAAAGCTAATATTTACCCGACCATTGGAGGAGCTTTAAAATCTAATAATACAACGTCATTTACTCCTACAACCGATTATCATCCGGCAACAAAAAAATATGTTGATGATAATGCAGATTTACCTTTATTTAGTGGATATACAAATTTAGGTGATCTGCCAAGTGGTGATGCTACGGTAATATTTGGCACCACTCTATCAACTTCTAGTTATATTATTATTGGCGAACTCTACGATTTGTCAACAAATCATAACATTAGAGATATTATTTGGGGAACTTCTGCACATACATCAACGAGTTTTCGTATCAATACCCGCACAGTAATTTCTGATGGTACTTATAATTTAAGATATTATTTTAAAATATATGCTGCGTCTTCTTTTACAAGTTGTTCTAATTCACCAATTTAATGAGCCAAGTAGGATTATACAGATATAAAGTCGATAACCTTGTTGAAGGCGAAACAACGATTAATCTTTATAAAAATGGTAGCCTTGCAGTAATCCATAATATAATTGTTAAGTCTTTTTGTGAAAGTCAAAAGCTAGTGAAGTATCTTGACAATAATGGTCAATATAGATTTTATAGTTTCAATTCACGATGGGAATCTTCTGACAAAGTGAAATTATTAGGTAAGGCCAATAAATTAATTACTTCAATATTAACATCTCAATCAAATGAAAGAATAATCGGTTATAAAAACGAACGTACTTTAAACTTGACCGCAGATAATGTTAGTTCTGATGAATTATTATTACTTCAATATATTTGGACTTCCCCTCGCGTATATCTTCATGTTGGTGAATATAATAGCGATGAAGATAGTGACTGGCTACTTGTGACAGTATCTGGTGGGGATAAAACAGTAAAAAGGCGAAAATTGGAAAATGCAAAGTTCAATATTGAATTATTATTACCCGAATGGTTTTCAGTTAGTATGTTATGAGAATATTTAAGATTAACGATCAATTAGTGGACTTGGATGAAAAGACAGCCATTGGAATTACATTTCAGGCTTATGACATGAAAGATCCGGGGAAACGAAAGGTTAATATATCTAATACTTTCACAATACCGGCAACTGCAAATAATATGGCTATAATAGGTTTTGCTGGCAATGTTCATTCAAATGATACAACTATTTATGATGTAATGTATTGTGATTACTATATCGACAATGAACATATTATTAAAAATTCAAAGGTACGCATACAAGAGGTGTCTGATAGAATTTCTTTATTTGTATTTCAAAAAGATGATATATGGGAAGCTCTAAAGTTATATAAGTGGGCTGATTTTGTTCCTGAATTTTTAACTTGGTTACAAACATCTAAAGGTTATTATTCAGAATCATCATATTTTAATGGCACTTTTGAATCATTTATAACAACACTTTCAGGACATACTACCGGATTAGTATTACCTATGTATTTTGGCAATCTGTATAATGCAGTATATAATAAGATTGGTGAGACTAAAACTTTTAATTATTCTGAATCGCAAACATCTTTTGCATTTATTGCTGAATTTACTTATCTAATTACTAATTGGGATAGTTCAGGAAGTAGTAATGTTATATCAGTAACAGAATCGGGAGGGGAAATAACATACCCATTATTAATTGAAAAAGGTTTGTCTTATTCTTTTGATATTGAAAAAGAAACTCCTGATGAGAGTGCAGAACTTTCATTTTTTGGATTTGATGTTTACATAGAAGATACTACTAATATATGTCTTAAATACTATCCTATCGAATTATCTGAACCTGCTAATGGAGGGCATATTTGCGCTTATGTTAAAACGATAGTAGATTTTTTAGAATCAAAATATGATATTAACTTTTGTGTGAATGAATCTGGCATAACAGCTAATATTTGGGACGATCCTTATGCTTCTGCTATATATGTTCCTATAAGAGATATAGATATAAAGTTTCACTATACAGGTTTAGCCGTAACCGGTTATTATTATGCAATTACTGATGGTGGTAAATTTTTACCGGGTGAAGACTTGCAGGACAAGCCGGAAAAAACACTTTATGATTTAATAAATGCTTTTATGCAGCATTTTAATATTATCAAAGATGATATAGAAATAGAAGGTAATCCGGCAATAAGATTAGCGCGTTTTGATGATATGAAAACTTTGGCGAGTGTAGTAAAGTTTTCAGGAAAATTATCAGGAACCCCCAAATTTAAGCCGTACATTGATGGTTATGCGATCGAAAATTATATAAAATTTGATTCTATATATCCAGAAGGTGATCCATTGATAAATAGTCGTACTATAATTTGCGATAATAAGAACCTTGATGCGACAAAAGAACTCTTTACTATCGATGCCTATATACCTTCATTTGTTGATATAACGGGAGGTGTTGTCCCTGATTTAAGTACTCAGGAAAGTTTTAAGACCTTTGTATTTTTAATAAGTTCCGGAATTACAACTGAGGCTATCAATGTAAGTATCTCATCAGATAGTGAGCCAATAGTTGCATCATTACAGTTACCAAAAGCTGCCATCTATTCTTTGGCTTCTGAATATAAATTTATAGATGAAATTATACAGCATCCTAAATATTATGAAATAGAAAAATGGCTTACATTAAAAGACATACAGTCGATTGAATTTTTCAAACAATATTATATTCAGGAATTAAATGGTTCATATTTTATAAATAAAATAAGCGGGTTTAATCCTGATAAGTCAAATTCACCTACCAAATTAGAATTATTGTGGATAAGCAACCAGGCAGTAATTGATTTTTTGGATCTGAAATATTATACTGATGGAATAGGTAATACTTTTACTGACGGACTTGGAAATAAATTCTTTTAAAATGGCTACCGAAAAAATAATATTAACCGAAATAAATATTGATTACGCACAGTCAATTAAAGATACTCAAAAATTAAAAGATGAGATCGGTATCCTAAGAGAACAAATGAAAATGCTTAAAGATACTCAAGGTGAAAATTCAGAAGAGTATATTAAAGCTAGCGCGACAATGAAATCAATGCAATCTGAGCTTAAATCTAATGAAGCTATCACTCAAAAAGTAATTACAGCTAATAGAAGTAATGCAGGATCATTGGATGAATTGAAAGCAAAGCTGGCTGTAGTTAGCAAACAATGGTCAGCAATGTCTCAAGAAGAGAGATTAAATACCGAAGCAGGGAAAAAATTAACAGCTCAAAAATTAGAATTAACAAACCAATTAAAAAAAGAAGAAGCTGCTACTGGTGACGCTCGTAGGAATGTTGGTAATTATACCGAAGGGATGAACGGCGCTATGGGATCTATAACAACATTAATACCTGGTGCATCTAAAGCAACCACGGCAATAAATATTTTAGGAACTGCTTTCAAAATTGCTCTTGGGCCAATTGGTTTATTAATTGCTGCGATTATGGCATTAAAGACTTATTTTGAAAGTTCTGAGGAAGGACAAAATAGATTAGCTAAAGCTATGGCTGTATTTAAGGTAATACTAGGTAATGTATCGGACTTAGTATCTAAGCTTGGGAAAATGATAGTTGATGCTTTTGAAAGTCCAAAACAAACATTAATAGATTTAGGTAATTTGATAAAAGAAAATATAATTAATCGATTTACCGCCTTCGGAGTTATGGGGAAGGCTATAATGAAAATTTTTAAAGGTGATTTTAAAGAAGGATTCAAAGAACTTGCTGACGGAGCCATACAATCAGTTACGGGAATTGAAAATGCTATTGAGAAAGTAGGCGGATTCATAAAGGGAGTTGTTGATGAGACAGCTAAAGAAATAGACATAGCAAAAAAATTAGCTGATATGCAAGCTTCTTTAAATAAAAGGATGAGAGCTGAAATAATAAATGATGCCAAAGATGAGGCACGTATAGCTGAATTACGTGCAAAAGCAGCACAAAAAGATCTATACAATGGCGAAGAAAGGCTTAAAATGATGGATGAAGCTATCGCACTAGAAAATGCGATGATGAAAGATGATTTAGAAATTGCAAAGCAGAAAGCTTATATTCATGGTGAAACAATTAAAATGTCTAATTCAACAAAAGAGGATTTGGATGAGCAAGCAAGATTAGAGGCAGAAATATTTAACATTGAAAAAGCCAATTCAGAAGCTCGCAGAAGTTATGAAAAACAAAGGCAAGCAGCAATAAACGATATAATCGCAGATCAAAAAGCATTGGTTGAAGAAACTATTAAAGGAATGCAACTTGAACTTGCTATTTGGAATGAGACAAATAGAAGTAAATTAACAAGCAAACAAGAACTTAATCAGCAATTAATAGATGCAGAAGCATTGAGATTGCAAACTGAATATGAAAAAGAAGTTGAGATAAACCAAACAAAATACGAAAATGGATTATTATCACAGCAGGAATATGATCTCGCACAATTAGAATTAAAGAATCAATATAACGATGCCGTAACACAATTGACATTAGACTATGAAGAGCAAGAGCGTGAGCGTAAACTTGAGGCTGCTCAAATAGATTTTGAAAATGAAATGGCATTAGTTGAGGATAATATAACAACTAAGTTCGATATTGTAAGACAGGGATTGGACACGAAGAAATCTCTTGAGATAGCTTATGCAAATAAAATAGGAGCTGATACATATAAGATTGAACAAAAATATTCAAAGGCTAAAATGGCATTGGCTATTCAAGAAACACAGGCAAAATTATCTATTGCTGCTCAGTTTGCGGATAATATTGCACAAATAGCTGGTGAAAATACAAAGGTTGGTAAAGCTGCTGCTGCTGCTTCAACGACTATCTCGGCAATACAGGGGTCAATATCCGCGCTTACCGGAATGATGCAGTCTATACCGGGACCTATTGGTATTGTGTTAGGGGCTGTTGCTGCTGCTGCAACTTTATATACAGGTTATGAAGCTGTTAAAAAAATATATGCAACAAAATCAGGGCTTCCGGGAGATGGAGGAGGCGGAGGAGGAGGGATGACTTCACTTAGTATGCCTAGTACAACAGCACCTGAACAAGCAGTAAGAACAAGCGCAGCCCCAGAGGTTGGGGCTGGAATAGTATCACGTTCAACTAGCAATGCAACAAAAGAAAGCACACAATTACAACCTACATTAGTTGAAGATGAAGTAACGAGTAAACAAAGAAATGCAAGTCAATTAAATAATACAGCCGTTGTATGAGAAGAGATGAATTTGTAAAATTAGCTATTAATAATCCTAAAGATGCTGCTAATATATTAAGATGTCAAGCCGAAGAGTTTGAAAGGAGCAAGAGGATTACTAAAATTGTAGAAGTAATAAGTAAAACATTATTTATAACGGACAGAACGGTATATAATGATTGCAAAAAATGATAAATATATGTTAGCAAACATGTTTGTATTATAAAAAAATATTACTGAAATCTCAGTATTACAACCCCGGTTTTATAATCGGGGTTTTTTATTATATATAATTTAGCATAAAAATAATGCTATGTATATACTCCCAATTAACGGCGTTATAGGAGAAGATTTCAAACTTACCGATTTATTAATGCATTTAAATGCAGCAAAAAATGAATCGGTAATTAAGCTTATAATTGCATCACCTGGTGGTTTTACAGACATAGCTAATCAAATGAGAGAAGTATTGGAAGCATCCGGAAAACTTATTTATTCAACAAATTCGGGTGATGTTGCGAGTGCAGCAGTAGAACTATTTCTAACAGCACCAAAAGAAAACAGGACATTTAATCCGGAAAAAGGGATATTCTTAATACACATGCCTTTTATAGATCCAATTGATGGAGGGGTAACTGGAACAGCAGAAGAGATTCAACAGGTTGCTGATGAGATGCGGTTGCTTGAAAAGGATATTGTGAAATATTATTCCAAAAAGACTAATGTAAGTTCTAATATACTTGAGGGATTCATGAAGGAAAATATTCCTTTAACTACTGAACAAGTTGAATCATTAGGATTTGCAACGATTATCAAACCAGTATTTAAAGCAGTTGCGTATTATAAATCAAACAAAAATGAAATGGACAATAAAGAAGTAATTGAAAAAATGACAGGCATTGAAAAATTGCTTGGTAAAGTAATGTCATTCATCAAACCTAAGAATTTGATGGTTCAGGACACAAATGGCGCTCAAATTGATTTTGGCCCAGATATTCAGGACCCGTCTCAAATAGTTGTAGGGATACCTGCAACAGTTGACGGTAATCCTGCAGAAGGTGAATATGTATTACCTGATGGGTCAACATTAGTTTTTGCTGCAGGTTCGCTAGCTGAAATTAAACCAACACAAGGCGATACGGCAGAAGCTCTCAAAAGAGAAAACGAACAATTAAAAGCTGAATTGGCCGCAAAAAGTCAGGAGTTCGATTCTTTTAAGCAATCGGCAGAAAACCAGATTAAGGAAATTACTACTCAATTTAAAGCATTCCGGAATCAATTTTCATCCGGAGATGATGGACACAGAAATATACCATCTGGAAATAATGACGAGCCGAAAGTAAGGAACGCATTCAAAAAAGTAACAACTTAAAAATAAATAAAAATGGCAGAACTAATTTTATTAGAAGATTTAACCCTTAATGCAGCAGAAGCACAATCGCTATCTGAATGCGTTCAAGAGCAATTATATTCAAAACCTGAACTTACTGCAGTGCATGAAGTTATCACGGGTGTTGAAATGGATCGCTACATTCCTATACTTGGTAAGTATGGTATAATCGGAAAAGTTGACCCAAGTTCATGTTCTACAAATTCTGAAACAGGTCAAATTCCTGTATCAGAGAAAAGCTGGACACCTAAATTAATATCTGGAAGACTGTCTCATTGTCAGGCTGATTTACCAAATCTTTTAAAATTTTGGAAAAAGTCAGCACAAACAAATCCAGGATATTGGGAAACTATTGATAATGAGATGATGGCATTCATTAATGATCGTCTTGTTGATGCTCTGTTAGAATCTATATTTAGAATAACTGAATTTGGTGACACTGCAGCAGAAGTTGTAGGTTCTGGTGGTTATCTTACAGCCGGCACAACTAAAACATATTTTAATATGTTAAATGGCATGTGGAAACAAATCTTCACAGACCAAGCCGGAAGTGCATTATCATATCGTTATACGATTACTGAAAATGCTGCCGACAATAAATTAGAGCAAGTTACTCTTGCCTCTGATACAGCTTTAAAAATATTTAGAGATTTGTATGAAAATGCAGATTCACGAATATTCGAAGGTAATTCCCCTGTGTTTCAAGTTACAAAATCAATAGCTGACAATTGGGAATCATATCTTGAAGATAAGTCGATCATATTTACGCTCGATCGCACGGAAAAAGGCGCAACGAAATTTCAATATCGAGGTATCCCTATCATCGTCCGGAATGATTGGACACGTACAATCAGGGCTTATCACGATTTAGGTGATACATATTATTTGCCACACCGTGCAATTTTAACTGATACTGCCAACATTCCAATTGGTACTTCAGATTCAGAAAGCTTGTATAAACTGGATTCATGGTATGAACGCAAAGACAAAACGCATTATATTGATTTTGCTTACAAAATCGATCAAAAAAATTTACAAGAAGAATTATTGGCAGTTGCCTATTAAAAAGGAGGATTAAAAAAAATGAAAAATATATTTATTATTTTAGGATTAATTTTTTCGCTGAGCTTAATAGCTCAAAAGCGAAGTGTTAACATTAACGGTAGCACATTAGTTAATGTACTTAATACAAAAAATGTTGCTTATAATGGGACTATCAATGATAGACTAATACCAACGACCAGGGATACCATAGATTATTATGTTATCCTAAGCAATTATGGTTCAGGGCCTTTGCATTTTTATGCAAATTTTACATTCGATACTATAGCTGGAGCTGATACCACCATTGCTATTACTGTAATGGAAAAGAAATTTGGTTCTCAAGATTATACGGATGTTATTGCTTCTTCATTGACTCCTGCAATATCTGCAGAGACACAAGTTGTAAAAACAAGCATAGGCGTAATTAGTCCATATACTGATAGTATAGCTGCTGCTGTCGACATAGTACATCAGCAAACAACTACCAATGCCGATACAATTAACGTTTCTGGACGGACTATAACAAGTTTAGATAATACCCTATTATATTATAGATACCTTAAATTCAGGCTAATATTGCAGGGCAATGATGCTGTAGGTACTGGTATTAAAGTAAAACGTGTTGAACTTCAATTCTTTCAATAATGGCTGGATGCATTGGCGGAATCGCAAAAGAAATAACCTCAACTTGTGAGACAAGTAAAGTAGGAGGTCTTGAAGTAGTTGCTTGGGCATTTAATCGTAAAGACTTAGAAATAACCTATTCAGCTACCGAAGGTGAAGAAAATCTAATAACAAGTCTTGCTAATGCCACTGCAAAAATAGGTTATCGCATTACTGGCGTTAAGAAGCTGTTAAATTGCGGACATGATATAGTTGTTGCTGATGATAGGCCAAATAAATATACTCATTTTTTTGCTTTGCAAGGATTTGAGTTTGACCAGGAATCAGAAATGAATATGGATGATCTAGACGATCTGGTAATTATTGTGGAAAGAAAAGATAAGGCAGATGATGGAGACGGTGTATTCAATGCCTATGGATGCAAGTACGGATTATTTAAATCCGCAGATAGCGCAAGGGCAAATGATATAAATGGTGCCAGAAATATTGAACTTATGTCGTTAGGTGGACAAGAAGAGCCAGTTTCAAAGTACATAGTTTTAGATACAGACTATACAAATACGCTTGCACTGATTGAATCATTGATGTCATTACCGACATAATGGTTGAGCGGGTCGCAAACATATTAAGACACGAATGGAGGGAGATCATCGGGTCTCCCTTAATTATTGAATTACTTGACATATATTCAAAATTATATTTAAACGGCGGGCAACCAAATGCCTGTGAAAGATGTCATAGAGAATATTTTGCAAAACTAATTAAAAACGGTAAAATCATGGCTGAAAAATATCAAGAAGTACTAAATAGAACATGCATCCCCGCATGGAATGGAGTTAAATATATTCCTAAACAAGCAAGACATTTTGATTCTGAAAATATGACTGATGCAGAAGCAATAAGATTTTTAAAACAAGGTCAACTGGATGAAGATGACTTTATAAAATTGCCGAAAGGATTGAATGAAAATAAAGAAGACTTAATTGAACTGCCTGTCGAAAAAACAGATCAAATACAAAAGCCAATAAATAACATAGCACCTAAAAAACGAGGCCCTAAAAAACAAGTAAAATGAAAATCGCATTAAAAGACGTTAGTAAACAGGCAGTAATAAAACTGGATAGGTCAATAATGTCAAAAGATGACGGTGTTTATGGTTACGTGAAATTTGGTGACAAGAATGACTATCCTCAAAAAATAGAGCGCTTAGTAAATAATTCAATTACTGCAAAATCGGTATCTCAAATTTATTCTAAGTTTTTGGCTGGTCGTGGTTTTAAAGCTAATATCAATAACATAGAAATTGGAACTGATGCTAAGGGAAAGAAGATAACTGTCTTAAAATTACTTCGTTATGTTTGTGATTCCATTGCAATGTATAATGGTGCGTACGTACATACAAATGTAAATTTGATCGGTAAAGTAGGAAGCATAAGACCAATATTATTTAAACAAGTCCGCTTTGCATCAATGGATGATAAGGGTTATATTGCTAAAGTTGGGGTGTATGAAAATTGGGAAATGGATCCTGATAATGTTACTTTCGGATCAAAAATATTTGATAAGAAAAAAATAAGATGGTACAATCTCTTTAATCTGAATACTGATGTTATTTCTGCACAGGTAAAAAAAGTTAAAGGAATAGAAAAATATAAAGGACAAGTATATTTTCATTTTTTAGATGAGCAATATATTTATCCACTATCTCCATTTGATAGTGTTGGTTTAGATCTCGACACTGAATACCAAGTTAGTGTTTTTAAAAATAATATGACACGTAACGGAATGACGAAGAAAACTGTTATGCGCATGGTAGAACCATCAACAGATGAAGATGAAAGGCAATTAACAGAGGGTGTAAAAAAATGGCAAGGTGCAGATGGAGAAAATCTTTTAGTAGTTTACGATGAAATAGATCTGGACACTGGAGAAATGAAAAAATCAGGTGCCTTTGCTCTCGATTCTATTGATTCAAACATCGAGGACAAACTTTTTGAAGGATGGCAAAAGGATTTGTCAAATAATATTCGTAAAGCTGTTAAAGCATTACCCGGAATATTGATTGACTATGAAGAAGGGAAATTATCAACTACATCAGGAGAAAGCATAATACAGGCCACAAACTTTTATAATGCTATGACATTTGATGACAGAGCTTCTATTTCAGAAATGTTTAAAGAATTATTAAGCAATTTTGATAATCCTGTTTTGGAGAATAATATAAATTGGGAAATTCAAGAACTATCATTATATGAGCCTATTAACGTACAGTCAACAACAGGCAATTAAGCCTATATCTGAAAATAATCAGGATAAATTTGCGCAACTCGAAAAAGAAGTAGAAAATAAGGAATTGACCAAACTATTAGGTGTTGATTTTTTGCAAGATATTCAAAACGACCCTGAATCCTACGATGATATATTAGATGAACATGAATTTATAAATGTTCGCGGAAATTCAATTATACATAAAGGGTTAAGATATGTAATAGCTTATATGGTTTTTTCAAAATACATAGGGGAAAGCATGGTAGAAGATACTTTTTCGGGGTTTGTAATAAAGCAAAGACAAGATGCACAAACTATACAAGAAGGTACAATAAGAAGATTACAAGAAGATAATAGGCAGTTAGCTCTTATGGCTTGGCAAACTATAAAAGAATTTATAAATAAAAATTCAGATGATTACCCAAACTGGACATCTTCGTATAAAAAGATATACAGGCCTATATTTAGGGGCATTAAAAAAATAAATTATGGCAGATAAAATATTATTTGACCAACCATTAAAGACATCATTCGGGACAACTGATAGGATTGCTCTAGGAACACCAAGCAGTGAAGGTTGTGATAATATGCTTATTAGTGTATTTTTAAATCTTATAAAAACAAATAATGTTATCATTGGAAATTTTACTGATGCAGATTTAACAGATAATATTTTAACAATAGAACATTCATTGTTAACATTGAATATAGTTTTAATTGTTTATGATAATGAAAGAAAATTAGTTGACATTAATGGGATGATGAAATTAGTAGACGATAGCAATATACAAATAGATTTTGGAGGATCTATTGTTGGTAGTTGGTTTTATATCTTACAATATTGGATTATATGAAAAAATTAATATTATATTTTATTTTTTTTGCTATCCCATTGGTTGCTTATTCGCAATCTTATAAAGACATGAGGGGCCCTATAAGGATGTTATATGGTAATGATACTTTGATAATCATGTTTTCTAACGATACAAATTATTTTTATGGGAATTTGGAATATTTCAAAATGGATGGAGCTATTATTGTTGATTCCATAAGATTTTCACAATCTTCAACCTGGTTCAAGAGTTTTTTAAATCCTTCTACATCTGTTGATTTGTCAGACGCTCCAGATAATAGTATCTTGAAAGAATTAAACGACACTATCGGATGGTTTACAGGTTTAATAGCTCAAGATGGTAAGATATATTCAATAGGTATCAATAGTCAATCAACTACCGGTAACGTAATCCAAACTAATCAAGACACAAATAAAATAATAAATACATATTCCGCAGGAGTAAATTTATTGCAGGCATCAGGAGTAGGAGGTTATAATATTTTAGATGCAAAAAATACTAATATTTTTATCGCTGATGATACGGCAAGAGTTTATATAAACTCAAACGGCATAATGACTATTGGTTTAAAAGTAAACGGAACGCAAGTCGATTCCATCTATGCCAATGCTGACACGTTATATTTTATAACGGATTCAGGGGCTTATAAAATGGGTCGTGAGCTGGCAAATGAATTTGATTCCACCGGGCTATCAGGCAGAATAGTAAGGGATTCAGCAAGGATAGATTCTATTGTAGACGCTTTGGCTGGTTTAAGTGATATTTTAATCGGAAGTTATGGTATTTTTTATGATGGAGACACTGTTTTTATAGATACAACAGAAATAGCTACTCTGGATAGCGTTGCACAGATGATTCACGACAGCTTAAATAATGCTACGGATATAAGAGATTTATTAGGATACGGATTGGATGCAGAGACGCTTATTTTTGTTGATATAACAGAAATAGCTTCAATTGATACAGTCAACGCTTTGATAGCTGCAATTACTCCAAGTTCATCATCAGATACAACCATAACGCTATTAGACAATACAACAGGTGGGGTTATTAATATAGGGCAGGTTGGCTATACTTATTTTATTGATTACGAAATGATAAGAGGTTCTAATTGGCGTATAGGCCGGTTAATAGTTTCAGGATATTCAACTACAGCTTTATGGATTAAAGAAAATTATGGCGAGACTGCTACATTAGGCGTAACAATAAACTCATTTGATGTTTCAGCAGGTCAAATACGGATAAACTATACCACTACGTCAACCGGATCGAATGTTACTATGAACTTAACGAGGACAAGTAAGCTATGAGGAAAATATTTATTATATTATTGATTGGAATTTCAGTCTTAAGTAACGCAAGAGTTTTAAAATTTGACGGCGTGTTGTTAAGACTTGACAGCGATGTTCCTAATCATTTAAAATTAAGATTTGATAGTACTTCTGTTATAGGGGCACATCTCTATGATAAAGTAAATGGAGTTGACTTTCCAGTAGTAACGGGAACTATTACGAATGAAGGCGGAATAAAATGTTTGTACGGAGGGGCAACCGGTTCTAATCAGGATTTGGGTACTCAAAATACAATAGTTGTATGGTTTAAGGATATGCAGGATTCAACACGTAATATCTTAGGACGTAATGCAACTACTCAATACAGCTTAAGACTTACAACAGCTTATACGATTACATACAGAGCTTTTGCCGGTGCTCCTTATAATGTTTTTGCAAATTCCGCGCCGTTTGAACAATTGGTAATAGTTAGAAACGGAACAAGTTTATCGTTGTATTTGGATGGTGTATTTAGCGAGACTATAACTGATGCAGGACTAACCACCAGTACTATTATAGCCACTATTGGAGGGAATCTTTGCAAAGATAATTTTAATGAGATTATTCTCGAAAAAAGTATGTGGACTATTGAGGATATAAAAGCATATTATAATAGAACTGTTTTAGGCGGTAATTTAGATCAGTATAATCTTCTGAATATGGCAGGGCAACAACTGCATAATACTGCAATGTATATTAGTGATTTAACTGATCTATATTCGCATGAATCACAAATATTGATGTACAGAGGTTCATCTTATACTCGATTTTATAAAATTATCTGTTGGTTAGAAAATAAAACAGACCAAAATGAAAACCATGTGGCACAATCCGGGAGGCTAAAGATATATAATGCTTTGACCAATGCTTTAGTTTACGATACTGTTTTCATCAAAGGTAATACAGATTACGGAAGTGGAATAGTTACAGGCAATACCGGAGTACTTGCGCCACGCATGTGGATATATGGAAATACTTTAAGCTTAGTTGGGACTGTAGATTACAAGGTATATAAGAGAACGCTGGACTTAACCACACTTAGTCTTTCAAGTATGGGATATTTTAATGTAACTATTTACGGAGGTAGTTCAGTTGCTCTGGATTCTTTAACGGCAAGACAGCATTTAGAAGGCATTACAGGAACTACATCAGGAATGTTTAAAAATGCAACGGTAATGATTAGAGGCAATGATAATGTAAAGGTAATTGGATCAGATTGGTATCTTGTATGTGAGACCATGCACTATCCGGGAGGGGACTTTGCAGCAGTACCTATGCTAATGAAAAGTTCAAACAATGGCACTAGCTGGACGCTTTTAAATCCGATATACTTTCCAACTTATGCCACAGGATTTTGTGAAACTTCAATTATTTGGAATGATAATAAATGGAATGCATTAGCCCGAAGGGCAGATATTGATGGACGTGCTTATTGGTATATGTCAAGTTCAGATGGTATAACATGGACTGAACCTGTCAAAAGTAATTTAAAAGGAATTGGTACGAGGCATTCGGTAACATGGACTAAAGATGAAAACGGGGATACAGTGGTTTTAATAGCTTATAATAAGTTTTTTAGAGGTTTTTCAGTTTATAGAAACGTATTATCTTATGCCGAAACATACGATTATCAAACATTTACAGACATTTTAATTATCAATAATCCTTATTCTTGTCACTATCCTTGCGTAACTAATTACAATAATACAATATATTCGACTTATACAACCGGTGACAAAAACGTAACAGCCATTGATAGGGATGGAATAAAACAAATTCAATTTGTAAAAGGAATTTATTAATGAAGTATATTTTATACATATTATTATTATTTGGATTACCGCTTAATGCCCAATTATTAAAGGACAACGGGCGGTTTGTGTCTCATAATTCCTATCTTTTAAGGATGCATGGATCAACTGGTATGGATTCAACGCTAAGTACTTTTAGCACGTTATTTAATAATCCAATTAATGAAGATATACTTTTAATGTCTGGTTATTTAACAAGATATGTTATGATTGACTGTGGTAATAATGATGCCTTGGTTTTTAATATATTCAACCATGCAGATTATAGCTCAGCTACTAACGTCGATGTGCCGCAGTTTAGCGATTATTATCACTGTAAGATTATAGGTGCTAATTCGTTAAATAATGTAACTACTTCCGGTAGTTGGTCAAATGGAGGTACAGGAGGCGGCTATATTTTAGGATATTATAAATATTCGCAAGCAACTAATGCTTATATGGAAGCCACTACCTGTGATGGTGTCACCGAGCTAGGTTCAATAGATATAGCCGCAGAAAATTCAGGTGTTGCAAAAGTAGCAATAGATGGTGACTTAACGCTTGCTAATGAACTTCCAACAGCTTCTGAACTTGTTACAGCAGGAAAACTTGCTAATACTGTTTTGGTTGAAAATGGTGGTACTTTAAATCCAACAGACAGGATATATCTTGAAAACGATGCAGGAGACGATGCTATTGACAAGGGTATATTATGGACAGGTACATCAAATCGCAGGGTCAGATTTGCAACAGAATTAAGCCCAGGAGTTCATACAATTAGAGTAACCGTAACCGGATACATGCCTGTAGGAGGTAGTTCAGCAAGAATACAATTACAGGGATTTTGGAACACAGGAGGTAATTATGATTTGGATGGGTTTCCGAATACATCTCAGGTGGTTAATATAGATACAGCACAATTTCAGATCGATTTTGGTGCAAATAATGACTTTGCATTCAATTATCATCCAGATGGTTCAGAGACTTACGAATGGATGGGACATGATGATCCAAGAGTTTTAGATTCTGCAAAATTATACGTAGATAATACATTGATAACGTGGACTAATGGAAGTCATTATTCTTTTGGAGACAGTATTGTTCTTAATGTTTGGGGACATTGCAAACACACTTATACCGGGGCAGATCATGTTTTAGATTATATAGAACGATATGTTTTTAAGCCACAAATATTTTTAAGCGTTAATATTGATTTTACATGGATAATTGCAGGGACTATTGAAGCCGGTTATTGTCCTATGTTGGTAACAGATAACAATTTTGACAGCGCAGGATTTTATGGTGGTTCAGTTTATGATCTAAGTAATGACAATAATACGTGGACACCTTATATTAATACTTCAGCAGGATATTGCTATAACGAGGCAGGAACTTGGGCGCAGTTGGTTGAAATACCGGGATATGAACTGGCTACACCTTACGGGATTGGATGGTTGGATAGGGATATAAGTCTAAATTCTAATAAGCTATATTTACGAAGATACACAGCCGAATCCGTAAATGTAAACGATCATTTTAACGTGATTTATGATTACAAATGGAAAAAAGGAATAAAAAATTATTTAAGCAAATGAAAAAAATATTAATTATATTAACAGGTATTTTGATTGCATCTCAAAGTTTTGGGCAATTAAGTATTTTTCCTAATGATTCTAATAAATTTTTAGAACGTATTAATTTGGCTGCTGGAAAATATATCTATTATAATGGAGTGAAGCTTAATCTTACTCATGTGGGGCAGCCACAATCAGGTATTTTACTTTGGGATTCTGTGACAAGAGTATATAAACCGTATCCAACAAGGGCAGAAGTTGGTACGGACGCAAAAATATTTCAAGATGGTTCTAATTTAATTCCTTCATCAAACCATTCTAATATTATAAGCTGTAATTTTGCCTTATATACAGGGAGCGGAAATTCGTCATATACGGGTTATGGAACTTATAATAGTTCTTATGGCGGAACGGCTTGCAGAAGTATCAGTACAACTTCATTTGGATCGTATAGTACGTCAACATCTGGGGTTGCTAATAGGGGTAATTCAGGAAGTGGAATAGGTGGGAGTTTTTCATCAAATACTGGCAGTTGCATGGAAGTATATTCATCAGCAACATTGACAGCCAATAAAACTGCCAGAATAGCTTATATTTGGCGTAATGAGGTGGCTAGTTCATACAATATAACAGGAACATTATTAGATTTATATGACAATCCTTCGTTTACAACAGGAGTAAATACAGGTAGAACTATATCTGCAACAATTGGAACTGTTGATAGGTTTTGGATTTATCCACGGGTTGCAAATGGAGCTTCCGCAGTAGCTTATCTATTCGACACTCATACGAATTTAACAAATGCAACAGCTAAATTAATAAGTGTAAGGGATTCCGGTGTAGAAAAAGCATCTATTGATTATGCTGGGAATATAAACATAACTTCAGGCGCAAGATATTTAAGAAACGGGATTCCTATTCAAAGGCCATTAGCTGACTTTTATACCGATGCTTCTACAAGTGGAATTGGTGAAACTGACCTTTATTCTTATACAGTACCCGCAAATACTTTAGCTAATAATGGCGATAAGATAATAGCTACGTATACAGTAATTGGTGATGCAACTGCCACAGGACATGTAGAACCATATTTTGCAGAGACTAATTTAGCCAGCGACCTTATTAATGTTTTAAATAATGACATTATGAGATTAAATATTGAGATTATAAGAGTTTCATCGAGCGTTGCCAGGTGTACAATTACAGCTGGACAGGCCGGTAACTATACTTATGTTACTTACATCGAATTAACCTCAAAGGACTGGACAACGACAAATATATTAAAGATAACCGGAACGGCTGCAGCTGGGACTATTACTGCTAAAATGGGATATGTTGAATATAAACCACTTGCACAATGAAATTACCAACTATAAAAGTCAACTTAGTAACATTAGTTAAAATGATTATTAACTTTAAAAAGAAAAGACGTGAAAGACTTATTCGAATGGGTACTAAGTAATATAGGGAAAGCTATTAGTATATCAACTGCTATTATAGGAATAAGTACGTTCCTTATTGGCTACGGGATGCAAAAGGCTAATAAGGCCAATGACTTGGAAAAATTAAAAAAAGACGTTCAGTATACAAAAGAAGTCGTTATCTCAAGTCAGGCACAACAGACTAATTACATAATGAAACAAACCCGTTTTAACGATTCAATGAGCACCTGCATGAAAACCTTACAAAGGAAAGCAGATGCAACACAGGACGCAGTTAGAGAGATAGCAGGACAATCGAATTTGACGAATAATCAATACAGAAGTATATTAGACCTATTATATTTTAATAAGGAATCTAGTGAATTAAAAAAAAAAGAACTACCATTCGTGACAATGCAGTAATAATAGATACAACACATTTTAGGATTGGTGTAAAAATAATTGAAAAATAGATGGGAAAACAGGGTAACAAAACAGACTTTGAATGCACTAGTTGTAAAGAGTATATTGACGACAATGTAGAATTAAAATTGCTATCGTTGATAAATTCAAAGGACAATTATCAATTATTACTTAACGTCATGAAAGAAGCCTCGAGACAGGGTGCAATGGAAGGCACGAAGGAAGCCTTAAAACCGATCACAAAAAAATTAAGATTCCATGATTTATATTTGATTGGATTATTGATCACTGACGTTGTGTTAGCCAGTTCGATTATATGGTTGATTGTAAAATTAAAACACATAGGCATAATATGAAGCGACCTTTAATAATTAAGTCATGAAATCAAAGATTTTAGAAATAGCAATTAAAGAAATAGGGTACTACGAAAACCCTCCGAATACCAATAAAACAAAATATGGTGAATGGTTTGGATTTGATGGTGTTGCCTGGTGTGGAATATTTGCTTCTTATTGTTATTATACTGCAGGTTATCCTTTAAAACATTTAGGATTTAAAAAAGGGTTTGCCGGGTGTCAAACTGCTATGGCATATTTCAAACAACACGACATGATAACTACCGATCCACAGCCGGGAGACTTGGTATTTTTTGACTGGAATAATGATGGCAGGTTTGACCATGTAGGAATATTTTTATCCTGGAATGGTAATAATTTCTTTGACATTGAAGGGAATACATCACTCACAAACCAGAGTAACGGTGGGCAGGTTATGAAAAGAGATAGAGATACTAAACATGCAACATTTGTACGTGTAATATATTAAAGTTATGAAATTACTTGAGAAAATTAAAAACAGCGAAACGGTACAAAGACTAGGGAGTGAAACGTCACCCTATTTTAAACCGATTCAAAAAGTAGGAGCCGGTATAATCATAGCCGGTTTAGTGGTTAAAATTGCAGCCGTATGTTTTCCGGCCACCATGCCAATAGGTATTGTTAGCTTAGTTCCTGAGATGATAAGTATCGGGATGGCACTTTCCGGGGTTGCTTCTTTAACAAAAAAACAGTAATCTATTGTTTATTTGAAAAATAATATTACCTTTGTGTAGTTCTTTAAACCGATAATTATATCGTCCTTCACCGATACTTAAGATAGTTTTGGGTCGATCTCTCACGGGAGATAAGATTTAAACCGATTACGAACGTGTGAAGGCGTTTTTAGTCGGTTTTTTATTTTAACATAATCGGTTCATACTCCTTCACCGATGGTATTGATTACATCGAATACGAACCAAAAGACGAGTATAAATGTTGAATTGTAATAATAAATTAGGGTCGTGAAAAATTCAGCTCTGTCCGAAATTGACAACTGAGATTGCAAGCTAGAAATAGTTAGACTTAAAAGCTGAGGAGCTACCTAAACTTAAGAAAGTGCAAAGGTTATTACAATAGACTTACTTAATATTCTTAGAACTAAATTATAGGTTTGCAAAGAATAAAATTTACTATTGCTTATTTCGAAAATTTTGCTTTTAAATCTTCTTTTGAATATCCAGTAATTAATTCAAAAATAAGACTTAATTTAGCCTTGTTATTTTTTACGTAAAAACTTAAAATTAAAAACATGGTTAAAGAAGACATTGACAAATTACAGAGGACAATCACAGACGGCATCGAAGTCTATGAAGATGTTATTGAGGCCAAAAAATCAGACGACAAAATCACCATTGCTGAAGGGGGGTTGTTAGTTGTTAAGCATGCCGGCAAAGCTGTCCGGTTCATGAGTGCAATTCCTGAAATAGCTAAAGAGATAAAGGATGTTGACGGAACTGAAACGTCTTTAGTAGTGCAGCAACTTGCTGCTGAATTTGGCGGTTCTGATGAAGCTATTGAGGCTTTTGAAGATATTGCAATCGGGGCCGGTTACATGAATCAAGGTATTCAGAAACTTGTTGAACTTAAGAAAGCCAAATAAGTTAGGCGCAAGTAGAAAAAGTAAGGGAGGCTATTAACCTCCCTTTTTTCATACCTAAATGTTACTAACTAAAACCCTCTTATGAAAAATCAATCTTCAAATCAAAGGTACTGTTATAAATTTCAAAAGTCAATAGTAAAAATATGTTAAATAACATACTTATTTATAGTATTGGTAACAAAAATGTTACTATATTTGTATTGATTTAACGGTTGAGGCTATGAGTAGTGCAGCCTTGTAGACCGCATCAATTTAGCACTACACTTGGTGGCTGTATTACTTATAGCCTTTGTTAGCCACCGTATTTTATTGAATGTTAAACTTTTAAAAATATAAATTATGAAAACTTGGTTAATTCAACGTGGAAAATTTGAAAATAGAGAATACAAAAGCGGAATAGATTCTATTTTGAGTTTTGACTATATGGGTAGTTCTGAATTTGAGTGGGGAGCTTTGCCGAAATCTCTGGGTAATATTCGGGGAGAATTAAACGAATACACTTATTTAGACGTACCAATGAAAAATAAGGTTATTACTGTTTTTTGTAAAGATTCACAGAAAAGCGACATTAAGTTATACTTAACTGAACTTGCAGAAAACAAAATGAGATTAAAAGAATTTTCCGCTTTTGACTCTTATATTAAAGATGACGAATACTTTAAAGATAGATTTGATTTTTGGTGGGACATTGAGAACGATTTGATGTTTTGGAAAAAGAATAGCGAGTTTGAATCTAAATTCAAAACTATCATTGCTACGAAGCCGTCTTAATATGGTGGCTAACGTATGGTGCTATGAGCTGCACGGCTCATGCACTAAACTTGAAAATTAGCAGTATGTATCCGCCGTGTTGCTTATAGCACGTGTTAGCAAATGGGTAGTTCACTAATAACTAAATAATTATCAAAATGGAAGAAAAATTAAATGAATTACTTGAAAATGCAGAGTTAAAACTTATCGAATACGATAGAACTCGTATAGAAATAAATCACAAAATGACATTCCTTCGTGAACACGGATTTAACAAGGAATTAGAATGGTTAAGGCATCAAAAAGATTCAATGATTGATGTTTTTGAGGACTATAAAGACATAGTTAGAAATATACGAGATATGCTTAATAAGTGGCAGTCTTAATATGTTTGCTAACGGCTGCGGCTAAGATTAGAGCCGGATTACAAAGAACTTAATCCAGTTAATTATTAAAACAATGACATGTAAAGCAATAGGTAATGGATTTATTTGTATGGCAGATATTGAATTTAGCTGCCCCCATTGCGGCAAAGTTTATTATGATAAAAATGATAAATATTTGAACAAGTGCAATACAAATAAAAACTGGTGTGTAAGAATAAAATGTTCGTGTAAAAAAACATTTTATATGACTTATGACTATATGGGAAATGCACGGTCGTTTCTTCTTTAATTGGCTATAACGGTAAATATAACCGAAGTAGCGGATTTAATAGGACAAAATTATCTAAATACACTAAATTAATAAATATGGAAACACTTAATTACAAGCGCATAACCCGCTATTTTGGTTATATGTTGTTAGTTGCTGGGCTTTTTTCTTGCTCTGAAACTAAGCCTAAAAATGACCCGAACTGTGGGCAATGGATATTAGGTTATTCAAACGACAATAATTGGAGTAGACAGGCTATAATATGCGATAGTTTGCAAATGGTTAGTAATAAAGAGGCTTATGTATATGTGGAAGGCATCAAAACTCACATATTCGCAGAGCAACTTTATCCGATGTTTATGCCTTGCAACTAACGAGCCGCAGGTATGGGCATGTGCGCCCATCGCACTGCACCGGACTTGAATTGAAATATAGAACTTAATAATAACTAATAGCGAACGGATTATGGAAACGTATAATGCAAAATTGATAAGTGCTGACTTTGAAGAAAGTACAATGGAGTTTGAAATACAACATGAATTTACTGTGCAAGCTGGGGATTATGTAATACTGCATAAAGCTGATTACGAAAAGTTAGTGAGCGGAGTTGAATCGGAGAACGGCAAATTACCTATACCGCATGTTAGCGGTTCGTTGCTTTCTGATATTAGGGATGAAATGGACGCTGATATGGAGGATAGTGGAGTAGCACAAGGGGAAATTGAAAGCTGTTTAAATCATTGGAATAATAAATATGTGATACAACGCAAAGAGTGGTTTAGCAATGAACGCTAACGGTTGACAATAAGAAATGTATGGGATTTATAAGCAGTAATCTATCCACATACACCGAACTAAATTAAAGGTACAACTGCACAATTTGGCACAAACGCCCATATATTTTTTATTGTGTGTTATAGCCAGTTAATCATATACTAAAATGATACTTACTAAAAAACAAATAAACGCTCTTAAAAAAGAACATAGAAAAGCAGAAAGAGCAGCAAGCGAATTATCGATGGCAACGCAAGGATTATCTATGTTGATTCAGGACTTTACGGATATTGAAGGAGAGTGCGATTTGCTTCAAGGTGATGGATTTGGGTTTACACCACATTCGAACAATGACACGCATATTCCAATTGATGATTTAATTAAACACGCTGAAAATGGAGTAGATATTACAGAAGAATTTATCCTGAGCAATCTGTCTATTTAATTAGCTATAACGTTGGGTATATGACCAGTAGCGGATTAAATATTAATAACTTATCAAATTAGTATAATGAATATAGATACAACCGAAACAATGCAAACCACCACCCCCGCTATTGGTTATATACCGGGTTATCGGCTGCCTTTATCAATCGAATTATTAATTTTTAAAATATAAAACAATGAAAGCATTATTCAAAGCAAAATTAGTTTCAACTGGTGAATGGGTTGAAGGAACTTATCATTATTCAAAT